CAGCAATAGGCTGCATAGGGTGTTTCATGGATTCAGCCATGTCCATCTCGGTCATGTAGGCTTGTGCGCCATCAGAATCATCCGATCCAATACGGGCTACTTCAATCTTTGCCCCGTTGTTAATGTGCGCTAACAAGACTTGGGTATTTCGCTCGGTGTTCATCTTCATCTGAGCGATACGCATTTCCATCTCTGCCTTTTGAGCATTGCGCTGATCTTCAAGCTGGAATTTAAGCTGGTTCTCTTGGGCTTGGTACTCTTGTTTGGCCTTCTCAAGTTCCATCTGCATCTGCATTTTTTGCTGTTCAAGCTGCATATCCTGCTGGGCTTTAACTTGCGCTGCCTGCATCTTGGCTTGCTCAATCTGCATTTGCATTTGCATCTTCTGCTCTTCAGGGCTTGGCGGTTTGGGTTGGCCTTCCGCATCCTTGGCTTGCTGACGGAACTTATCTGCTGTTTCGTCAATCAGACCTTCCATGCCTTTACCAGCCTTAAATGCTGTTACGCCAAACTTGAGCATTTCCATCAGCAATGGAGTAAGTTCCGGTGCGCCTTGTGCCACTGGCAATGCCGTCTGAATAAACTGACTGACTGCGGTCAAGAACTCAACACGGTCTTGCTTTTCTTGCTGCTCATCTTGGTAAATCATGGAATCGCTAGTCACTTCAATACGGAAGTTCTTAGCTGGTTCATCCTTCAAAAGCATCAATGCTTGTGGAATAAGTGCTTGATCTTGCGGGGATAATTGCATTGCACCGCTAATCTTAACGATCGTATCGTCAGTGAAATGCTGACAAATAATCTGCGCTTTTATCTGTAGGAGTGCGGTAGCAAAGTTCACTACATCGTGCTGCATTGTCTTTAATCGACCCGATGCGTTGTTTGACTTGATGATCTGTGCGCCCAGCGTTTCGTTTGGATCGGTCTGACCACGCTGAATATCAGCAATGCCCATAATCTCGTAGATCTGCCCTTTGACTTGATCCATAGCCTGGTAAGCCATCTGCAAGCCTTCGGCAATTGGTCTGATGTCTACAAGGTTAATAGATCCCTGCAATCCGCCTTTTTCGCTGAATGCACCGTAGTTCTTAACTGGCAGCAAAGCGTTGTTTTCGCCTTCGGTAAACAAACGAGCAAGGCTTGGCTCTGCCGCATCGTAAACGCCCCGTACTTTAAGGGCTTGAATGAAGCCATCAATACGGTCTGCAAGGGTGTCAAGCTGTCTTGCTTGGTCTTGGTACAGTACATAGTCCGGAACAGGGATTAGGCTGTCTGTTGTAAGGGTAGAGAACATAGGTTTTGGGCAAGGCCAAAAGTTCTCAAGCTGCAACGGATCGTCACGAGTATCAAGGATCTTGCCCATCGACTTAGATAGCCAAATCACTTGACCTGTGGATTTATCCCAAATCTCATAAATTAGGGCTTCCCGTGATCCTTCGCCCATCTTTTCATTGAAAGACTTGGATGTTTCAGGCTTGGTGTCTAGGGGAATACGACCGCCAAGTTCCTCGCCAAAGCGTTCAACAAGGGCAGCACGTTCCATATAAACCTTGCGCCATACTGCGGTGACCTCTTCCCAGGTGCGGGCAGTGGTTAGTCCAAAGTCACGCCAATAAACATAGTCTACTGGGGCGCATTCGTACTCAATACGCTCTTCGTTCTCACGATAAATACCGCCTTCGGTTTCTGCTTCGTCTGTATCTTCGGTAACCTGGAAGCCATCTTCAGGTGCGCCATTGGCCTCACCGCCAGCTTGACCGACAATATGTGGCTCGTAACGAACCCAAGCTGTACCACGCCCACCAAGTAAACGGTCTTGAACCGCTTGCTTCATTGCGCTGGCATAGTCACCATAATGCTCAATTTCGTACTCTAATGCACGTTCTAGCATCATAGAAGCGACACGACCAATAGGGTCGTTATCACGGAATCTACGGCTTACATCGGGTCTTGGTAGTCTTGCAAAGATAGCTGGGGTAATGGTTTGTACATTGCTCCACAGGATATTGAACTTAGCGTTTGGGTTGTTCCGGCTGCGCTGTTCGTCACGGTAACGCTTAACGATCTTATCGGCACGACCTTCCCATTCCTTGAATGTCCGCTCATATTGAGCGATGCAGTTATACCAATCTTCGTATGTATGATCCATTTTTATTCCTAGGTAAAGTTACCCATTGCTATAACTTCTGCACCTGCGCCAGTAGTTACTTTCCAAGCACCATTTTTAGAAAAAGTATTTATTTCAATGGAATAAACACCGATTGCAGTATTGGCGGCTACTAATACATGGGATGTAGTATTGTCTAACAGGCTTACAGTAGAAGTAGCTGTAGCGGATACAGTAATAACTAAACGGTGTAAATAATCGCCAGTTGCGCCAGTTGTGCCTAATACTTGGGCTGTTTGTGAAGCTGCTACATGCTCGTAGGGTAGTGCAAATGTTGCGGCTGCTGTTGTCATTTAAATTCTCCTGTTAACTATTTTTGGGGTTTCTTTCCACATCTCGTTCAGCGTTACGTCCGTTTGCCCGACATGAAGTCCTTTAACTGCTTGATCTTTGAGAATAGGGCTGTCTTCATCTTTCCATACAAGGCTGAGATAGCGGAACGCATCTGCTGAGTGGCTAGTCCAATCGTGTTTCGGGCGATCCCTAAATACTTTTTTATCATCATCCCACTCTCTTTGGTATTGACGCAAACATTCGATTCCTTCTTGACATCTATTATCAAACCAAGCCCTAGTTAATGCAAGCCTTGATGCTTGTATTCCGTCTTGTAATGACAGATTTGGTACGATTTTTAGATGTTTTATGTCAATTTTTGCAGATATTTGTTCGATTATGCTCTTTCCACCGCTTGCTAGTGTTTTTGCTCTAGCGTCATGCGGCAGGTAGTGATACCCATAATTGTACCCAAACTCATCCTCTTTTTGCTTTATCAGCATGGTGTAAAACGGTATGGCTTGACCGTTGCTGGAATGGTGATCGAGTATTCGTATCTCACCATAAACCACTTGAAACCACCATATCGAGGTACTGTCATTGAAACCCAAGTCCCAGGCTGTATGGCAGGGGAACATAGGATCGTAGTCAACGGTCGTAATGCGCTCTAAGTCCGTGATTCTACGCATTTCCTGCCCATAATACGCCCCAAGGATGGCCGCCTCAAACGAGCATAAGAACTCTTGTTCGTATTGATTGTCTGACATTGTGGCCTTGGCATCATCAAGTTCTGACTGCGCTAGCAGGTTAGTTTGGTCTGCTCGCAGCACTTTGGTGTACCAATTGGGCTTTTTAGTGGCTTCGTTGTATATATCGTAGAAGGCGTTATGCCCTTTCGGTGTGCCAATAAACGTGGCCCAACCCAATCTGTCCGCTAAAAGTGGCCGGATAATCTCACCCCATACGCTTGGCTTCATGTCAGCCATTTCGTCCATAACCACGCCATCTAGGAAGTTGCCTCGGAGTGCGTCAGGGTTATCAGCCCCAAATAGCCTAATCCGTGCGCCATTGACCAATTCCACCCATAACTCAGACTGGTTAGCCTTTGTCATAACTGGCTCGGAAAAGCGTTCCAAGTACCTCCAAGCTACGCTTTTGGCCTGGGAATAAAAAGGTGCGATGTAGGCATATTGGGCGTGGGGCTTGTTTTCCAGCAAGGCTTTGACGATTAGGTCGTTAATACACGCCACAGTCTTGCCACAACGCCTGTGTGCCACGATTACTGCCCAGCGTTCCTTACGGCTGTGGAAGTCCTCAAAAACGCTTCTTGGGCGGTATTTGAGCTTTATATCCCTACTCATCAGCCCATGAGATTCTTAGGTCGCTGCCATTAGCCCCAGTTACCTCGTTTACTTGGGTTTCCTTCCATCTTGCCCTAGTCTTTAGCCAAAAGATGGCGGCAGCCGTGTTGCCCTTTTTGGCTTGGCTAAACAATGTACCTGCAATAGCGGCATTGGCGTCTATACGCCCTTCGTCTAACTCTTCCTTATAGTGCTTAACCAGGGTATCTGCGCTAATTTTGAGCCTTGTGGCTATATCCTCATGGGGGACGCCCAATGCAGACAAGCGTTTAGCCGTGTCTCTTGTGTCCTTTGTTGGGGTGTGTAAT